TGAACATATTATTTTTAAGTTCTATGTCCCAACTTCTTCCTTTACGTCTGTTATCTTCATAATGTATTCTAACAAAACAATCTTTAACTTTAACGCCGTAAAGCATAGTAAAGTCTGGAGAGTTTCGTAGATCCACCGGATCAATATTTAATAAAGGAATTGTTGTTTCATTGGGTTTATAAATATTTCCCCACGTATCTTTGTTAATTAAATTAACATTATACTCAAGACCAATAAAATCTTTTATATAAGTATTTAACTTATCATAAGTTTTAGAAAATTGTAGTTTTTCATCAGTTAAACTAGATTGTAAAATATGATGAGCTAATTCATTTCTATCTATTTCCCAATATTTAGGCATTGAAATATTACCAAAATATAATGATTGTTCACTTAATACTTTCTTATGCATACCACCACCATTTTTAATTTATGCTAAAGTGTCTGTCAAGTCCCAAGTTGTATTAGTTTCATTCCAAGAATATCCCCATCTGTTAGTAGCTGGAGTAAAATTTCCTTTTTCATCTGTTACCGCACTGTCGTTCTGTGCTTGTTGTTCAACTGTTAATGCTGGAGCATCACCAATCGGTGATTTCCAAGAAGCTGATGGATTATGTTTTACCCAAGATGCATAAGGTTTTTTAGGCCAAAAAATTTGATCATCTTCGTCCCAAATATAACCTACACCTGCGTAATTTCCTCTAAATGCTTTTGAATTGTCACCAGAGTTATGTGTGCCACTACATGTATTATAAGAAGTTTGGATCCATAAATGTGCAGGCCAATTACTGTGTTGTTCTAAATATTGTTGTCCTACTGTTTCATTTTCAATTTTGTCAGCGTTGAGAACATTTTTATCGTCAACCACATGAATAGCAAGCACTTCGTTTGTTTCTGATATTTTTGCAAAATGTGCCATATTATTTTCCTATTGAAATTTGTACCTTATTATTACTATACCTGAACCTCCAGCTTCGCCTGATCCTCTACAAGAGGGACTTCCAGATCCACCACCACCACCACCACCGCCAGTGTTAGCTGTACCAGCTGTACCACAAGCAGGGTTACCATTTCCAGCTCCACCACCACCTGGACCTGCATCTCCTCCAGCTCCACAATATCCACCGCCGCCACCGCCGCCAGCTCTTGCAACAGGTGAACCTGTTATTGAACTTGTTGTACCAACACCACCATTACCTGAACCACCGGTTGATCCAGCACCACCAGCACCACCAGCACCACCACCTGCACCTGCTCCATATCTTGGAGCACTAGCACCACCAGAACCACCATTATTTCCTTGAGGAGGAGTGACAGGGGGTGTATTTCCTGATCCTCCTGCACCAGGACCTCCTTCACCGCCTGAACCACCACCTGATCCACCTGAAACACCAGCTACCTTATCTGCTCCACCTGAACCACCACCGTTTGATGTTATTGATGAAAAAGTTGAATTTGAACCATTATTACCTGGCTGTCCTGGAGGGCCAGCTGGAGTTTGTGCTCCACCTCCACCGATTGTAATTGGATAACCTTGTGCTGTAACTGTAATTCTATTTGGTGAACTTGGATAACCGTCTAATGGAGATCCTGAATAAGGTGAACTTGGACTTACTACTTCTCTATATCCACCTGATCCACCACCACCACCAGAAGCATTTGCTGCTGCCGGAGCAAATTTAGGACCGCCTGAACCACCACCCGCAATAACAATGTGTGAAACTATGTTATTTACAGCACATACTGCTGCATTACAAACAGTAAAAGTTCCATTACCTGTAAATGTATGAATTTTACAATTACCAGATTCAGTTATAGTTCCACCTGTAGCTGTAATAAAAGGACTTGCTCCTCCTCCTCCAGCACCAAATCCTAAGACTTGATAACCGAAAGATTTACCTTTTTTGGTTTGTATATTTTTTGTATTCTTACCTGAAGTAAGTTTATTTTTTAAATCTCTCATATCTAAATTCCTTATGCGTCGTTAGCAGCGTCAGTAGTAAAGAATATTTTGATACCAAGAACTCTTGCGTCACCTGTAAAAGTATCTCCACCATCTGATGCATTTCTTTGGAAGTTAAAATAAGTTAGTTGCTCTACTGCAGGCGAACCTGCAATTGTCATTGCACTACTTACAGCTGAAACTTGTTGATCTTCTACTGTTCCTATACCAGCATCTGTAATAGCTATTAATGTTCCAAATGCTACATCAATAGTGTCACCATCGCCAACTGCTACACCTTGTAAATTAAATATACAGTTACCTGTATTTGTACTACTTGGAGTCCAGAAAACTTGATAAGTCACTGTTCCTTCATTCCAAGATTTTGGAAAAGCTACTGAAAATTGTGCCTTCTCAGGTGTACTTGCATCAAAATCTAATACTTTCATATCAGGTCTTCCTGCTTGTGTTTCAACTTGTTGAGGGTCAGCACCATTAGTTGTAGTTCCATACATAGCTGAAGCTGGAACCCACATAGTCTCAAGTCCTGCAATTTTAACTGCAGCCGTTGCACTTTTAAGTACACCTGTTCCTTTAGGATTTAAATTTATATCAACATTAGTTTCACCTGTTGCTGATAAAATAGGTCCATTGCCTGTTGAAGCATTTGCTAAAGTTAATTCATTAACCGCTGAACCTGTAGCTGTTAAAAGTAATAATTCGTTTCCGCTAGTATCTAAAATTGAAGTTCCAATTTTAGGTGCTGTTAAAGTTTTGTTTGTTAAAGTCTGTGTTCCTGTAAGAGTTACTTCGTTAGCATCTCCAAGAGGTATTTCATAAACACCTGTATTAGTTGCTACACCGTCTACATAAATAATTTTCCAACCTTTATCATCTGTAGCCCAAGTAACTGTTGCTCCTGAACCGGAAACTGCTTTAAGTTGTAATGTTTCTGCATTAGTAGTGGTATTTTTAATAAAATAAAAATTTTCTGTAAGAAGAGGAAGTGTTAAAATTCTTGATCCTGTAAGAGCACCTGTTAATTCTATAACTCTTTGTTGAGCAGTACCTGTTAAAGCACCGTCTGCTATTGTTAAAGCTGTCGTTCCTGATCCTGCAACAGCTAAAGATAAATATCCACCCGTAAGTTGTTCTACAAGACTTAAATTTGCGTTTGTTTTTGTTCCCCAAGTACCAGCGTTTTCACCGGTTGCCATTAGTTCTAGGCCGAGATCTGTAAATGTTGATGCCATAATTTTGTTCTCCTAAGCTACATGTGTTACATCTGTATACGATGTTTCGCCTACAACGTCAACATCAGAATAATTAGTATTTCCTACGATATTAACGTCTTGATATCCTAGCACAATAACCTCTCCTACACTAGATGTTAACTGTTGTCCGGTTAAAGTAAGGTCTATTGAAAATATTAAATTTGGTGCGCCTACAGAAGATGTAGCGGATACACCAGTTAATGGAACCCCTATTTCAGGGACCAAAGCTCCTACAGAAGATGTAGCGGATACACCTGTTGGAATTTCAGAAATTTGTTCTGATAAAGACCCTACAGATGAAGTTGTGGATCTACCATCTAATTCAACTATTAAAGCATCTAGAACTATTCCACCAACTGTAGAAGTCATACCTAAACCAGTTAATCCAACAGTGGCCTGTGTTATTGAAACAGCACCAACGTTAGAAGTAGCTGATACGCCTGTCGGCACAACTACACAATCTATAATAGGTGTTAAACTACTAACTGCAGATGTAGAACTAACTCCAGTAATAGGTACAAAATTTTCTATTGCAGCTGTTAATGATCCAACATTAGATGTTGTACTTAATCCTGCAAGCTGAACTAGTTTATTAAATGAATCTCCATAAGGTTCTTCACCCCAACCATTTCTACCCCAACCGACTAATGTACCTGCATTATCAAAATCTCCAAGTTCAGTTTGTGCTTGTACACCTGTTAAAGCTGCAATAGATAATACACCTGTAGTTAGTGAACCAAGATCTGTTTCTGCTTCAACACCTGTTGGTATAACGGTCACAGTATCAAAAGCAGTAACGCTTCCAATTGCAGAAGTTGCTAATTGACCTATCGGAAGAACTGCATAATCTACACCCCAACCAGAGTTACCCCATTCTTGTCTACCCCAACCTGCTGCATTAAAAGCTTCTACTGCACCTACACTAGATGTTGTCGATAAACCTGTTAATGTAATATCTATAGAATCTTGATCACCATATTCATTTACACCCCATGGAAAAATACCCCATGAGTTACCATCAACTGTGCTTGCTTGTCCACCCATTCCTGAGTGATTGGTACAATAATAATAAAGAGTAGGCGCACTAGCTGCTACAACTATTTGAGTGTAAGCTCCAGCATCTCCTGGATTACCATTTGTAGTTACACCAGTAGTATACTCGTCACCTCCACTATGTGTTCCATCACTAGTTGTTGAAAATCTTAAAGGGTGATTACCATTTGAATTATCTGATTGATCAAATTTATATGTACCACCTTCACCTAAAAGTAAAGTGGCTTGTTGTACTCCATCAATAAAATATTTATTTCCTGAACCGGTACTGACTACCGTTACTGTAAAAGTTCTAGTAACGGACATCCGTCGTTACCTCTACGCTATTCGAATAATTGCGTTTGATGCGTCTGCTACTGGAAATTGAATTGTGAAAGTTCCACTTGATACAGTTTTGTCTCCACCAAATGCGATTGCACAAACTGCTCTATCAGCGTTTGTATCATTATATATTAAACATCCATTTGCTGTAAATGAAGCAGAAGTAAAACTTATGTCTGCAAAGTCACAACACGCAGTGTCTGTAGATAAAGCAGGAGTTACACTTGTAAGTGCTTTTCCACCAGCTGTGTAAGCAGATCCTGATGTGTTAGAAATTTCGTTTGTTGTCGCGTAAGCTGTCGTTGATTTATTTAAAGTAGCACTACTTGTGTATAAAGCTAATTTAAAACTGTTTCCAGATGATGCTGTAAAATTATGTAAAGCTTGTAAAACTTCTGTTTTAAAACTGTTACATACTGCTGATGTTATTGCCATAATTTTTTTCTCCTAGTTTAGGGTGAAGGTGATTTGACTTGTATTCTAACAGTCCCGTCAGTGTAATCGTCTCTTCTTCTTCTCCCAATCTGCATTCCTGCAAACTGTTGTATTGATGTTTTATACTTATTCTCGTAGAGTGTCAACATCTCCATTGGACCTTTTAAGAATGCAAATGCTTCTACTAAACAAGCATACAATAATCCCTGTGGAAAGTAATTACTTATATATGTAGTGGAATTACCATCACTACCAGAACCAAGTCCTACCGGCATTTTGTTGTAATATACTCTAAATTTGTATGCTGCATCTGGTGTAGGAGCTATATACAGTCCTCCAGATGTAGTGTCTGTTTTAAGTGTAGCGCCACCAAACATAGCATAATATTTTGGGAAACCTGTTACATCTTGTGCAGTTAAATCACCTTCTGGTCCTGTTAATCTATCAGTGTATTCTGATAAATATGTCTGGTCTTTTTTTTCTAACCAACTACCATTTCCAGTAGTGTTTGCTGTTGAATTAAATACTTCAATACCTCTAATAAACAAAGCACCAGCTGGTACATTTATAGTATTATTATCTGTGGATAATGTACCTTCTTGTACAAATCTATCAGAGTCCATGGGTAGTTCATTATTAATTCTATACTCAGCCGCCATTATAAAACCGTCTAAGACAGTTGTTGTAAATACAGAATCGTCAACCTCAGTATAATCTTTGATTGCTTGTTTTAAAGTTGTGTATGTGTAAATTGAAACTCCTGACATAATTAAGCTCTATCATTTATTGGGCCGTATGTACACT